ATCACAACCAATCTCTTCACACATGGCTTTAGCAACTGTAGTTTTACCTACACCTGCACCGCCAGATAAAAGAAGGTTGGGGATATTATTTTGCGTGACATACTCCTGAAACGGTGTTTTAAGCCGTTCAGGAAGAATACAGTCAGCAATCTTTTTAGGACGATACTTCTCTGTCCATAACAAATGTTCCATCATTCACAAACCTCATAATATAAAATAAACAATTAAGCCTGTTGGCTCAATCGTGCAACAACTTCAAGATAAGGTTCTTCTACAGTCCATGTATTGTTACCAATTCAAGCCTTTGTGAAGAACGAACCAGTCTCAGTAGAAACCCAATACTGTAGATTGACAGACTTGTGTTTGAAGTTAGAGATTCCTTTTGAAGAAATCATCACATCATAACCACCGTCTAACAGCTTAGCTAAATGTTCTGTTTTGAAAATGAAACGGAACTTATCACCATTACCTTCAGAAACTTCTAGTGAATCGGTGTGAGCGGAACTATCTGAGGAATCAAATGCAAGAATCGTAACTTTTGCACCATCAGATTCAACAGCAAGTTGTGGCGAAGCAAGAACGCCAGCTGCATTCATAACCCATTTGAAATCTTCATCAGAAAGTGTGAATGAAACTTCTGGATCAGGCATCACCAATTCTTTCTCTGGTGGTGTATTGATTGATGTTGGCTCACAGAAACGATAACGAATCTTACTACGACCTTTGTTACCAACAATCTTAACTTCTTTTTCTTCAAATTCAAATGTTGGTGTATCTTTGTGTAGAGACACAACAGATAAGAATCTATTCAAATCATAGATACCAAAATCATTTGGTACAACTTCTTTGATTGTAACTTGAGCAAGAATGTTCTTGCCAGACGAGATTGTCTTTAAAACATTTCCTTTTTTGAAAAGGATGCCTTGGTTGATTTTACCAAAGTTTTTCAATACTTCAATTGTATCGGTAGATAATTGCATAACTAACTCCATATTAAAATAACAACACCATTATACTACATCACTTTATAAATTGCAATACTCTCTCTACTTCTTTACCTAAATCTTGAATACTGCCATTGTTGCCAATGGTGTAATTGAATTCACAACCAACCCAATCCCATTCAGATTTATGGGTACTTTCAAATTTCATAAACTTGGTTCTTTCCGATTCTAAGTTTATTTTCTCAAGGTGTGGAAACCAAATTGGATCCACACCACGCTTGACTCGAATAACTATACCACCATTATCTTGAATGTATTGTATTTCATTTTTGAATCGGACATCGGTAACAACAACATCTTTACCTTTGGCACGATTCAATAATGAAATCACCCATATATCTTTATGAAATACATCACGGCCTGCTTCAGTACCCATTTTCTGTAAAGCTTCTCTTGGAGTAAATACACGACCAAATTTTTCACTCCAATAATTGTCTGGTTCTTCACGCCATTTTCTGGACATTTCAGTATCACCCTCAAGAAGTTCCCGAGGCCAACCAAACATTACTGCACAAGCATCTTTAAGTGGTTTGGCGAAACTGTCTTTGATAAATCCTTTTTGTTCAAGGATATCACCGACAGTTCCCTTGCCTGATCCGATAAAACCAACCAAACCTATAATCATAGCTTACCGGTATACTGAGCAACAGCAGGCATATTACCTGTGAAAGCATATGTGCCGATGTGTTGTGTTTTCATCCAAGGACACAGATAGATTTTCCCACCAATCTTACGCCACATCTGACAGAACATATAATCTTCTGACAAGTATCGTTCACTACCGCCGCCTGTTATAGACTCTTTGGTGTCGATTACTGTATCAAAGTAAGCATGGATGTATCGTGAACCATCAAAGTTAGCCTGGCCAACATGATCTGGTTTGTATTTGATAAGTGGGTATGCCTCTTGCATCATATCAAATACATGGCGTTTAATCAACATATGCCCTGTACCAATCTCCATAACTTCTAGTGGGTCGGATACTTGGAATGATTGTGTACCTTTAACTACGTTGAAAACGTATTCACCAACCAATTCTTGTAATGTACCTGGATCCAGTTCAGGATGTGCTCTTGCTGCAGCAGCAATGTTACCCCAATTAATAGATTTTTTAGGATATGGGCCACCAATAACATCTTTGTCGAGTGCTAAAAGTGCGAGAATATCTTCTGGTGAGTAATGAATATCCGAGTCGATGAATAGTAAATGGGTATATCCTGAACGGAGAAACTCATCAACTAGGTAATTACGAGCTCGGGTAATAAGTGATTCATTAAACAAAAAGGAGAATCGTGTTTCAATTCCGTATTTGTTAAATGTTGTTTGCAAATCTAGGCAAGACTTGACATATAGTCCATGTGCCATGCCACCATACATGGGTGTGGCAATAAAGATTTTATTCTTTTTTAATTCTTCAATATTGACTTGAATTTCCATAATGTGTCCATAAAATAAAAAAAAGGAGAGATACTAATATATATCTCTCCTTACTCAACTAAACGCCGTTAAATTAGGCGAATGTTGTTTGACCGCTTTGGCGAAGCGCCATGATACCAGCAGCAACGATACGCTTGGTAGGTGTACCGAGACGATAGAAAGAAACTTTCTCGCCGTTAGTATTGATGCGGCTGTTCAGGTAAATTGAATGACCTTCTTTACGCAACTCATTGATGGTAGCACTTGGGTTTTTTACACCAAACTTAGCAGCCATTTGATTGGCGGTAAGTGTGTTGTATGTGCTGTCTTTGGTTAGGTAAGAGAGGACTTTTGATTTTGCTGACATTGTATAACTCCATAATTTAAAATGAATCACTTTCAAAAAAACTTATCTGAGGTGTGATTCAAACCTCAAGATTAGATACTAGTATAACAGATATATTTCTTTTATGCGGCAATTAATTCATTTTTATGAACTGTTGCCTTAATTTTTTTACCCTTAGATTTGTTCCAACTTGAACAAACAAGTTGCCCATTTTCAAGGATGGTTTCACCACCTAAAACCCAAGGGATAACATGGTCAGCGTTCCACAATTCGTGGTCATTAATCTGATCTTGTGGAATAATTTGGTTTGTAGCAGGACAAATACCATTTTGTTTTTTCCACATCTGAAATCGTTGTTGTGTGGTGAATAATCGGTCAGGGTCTAATTCGGTAATAATAGAATTGGTTAATTCTGCCATATCTTTACGAATCAAATGCAGTCGAGCGGACAGAGTATATTCACTTGTAACATCACAACAACTGGCATAATTACGCAATTCACCATTTTTCTTCTTAACAAGAATTTCTTCACTTGCAAGGCGTTCAGCTTCAGTAGATAAGAACCATGTCATCAACGCTTCTTTGTCTTTGATTGTTCGTTTCTGTTTAGATAGTTCTACTATTACCATAAAGAAGTTTAAAAGTGTTGATGGATATTTAAAGGCCTTTGTAGCATATTTGTCAACAATTTTAAGTGTGTCTAGAATTCGTTTTTCACCACCTTGTGTTGAGTAATTTATCCAAACAGCAGAATTATCACCGTACGCCTCATCTTTATCTTTCTTTGATACACCATGTTCCGCACCAAATGTTGAATACACCGCCATCAAAACAATTTGTTCATCTATTTTCAGACGAGCATTATCTTTAAAAATGGTTCTGAAGGATGATAAATTATCATTTACGGTATTGCGAACAGCATCAGCAAATGGAACAAGAACCGCATTACGCAACTCCTGTGGATTCAATGTAACACCATCATTGATATTAGTAAACAACCGAGATAAACCTAAGCGAGTAGCTACAACATACTCACAAACAGTAATCATAATACTTTCTTTAATATAATTCTTGAGAATTTTAGGTAGTGTTTTATAAGTATCACAACCAGCATGAATGTTTACGGAACCAGTAGGTAAGACATATATGCCATGTTCAATAGTAACCTGGCTTTGTAAAAATAGGTCTATCGTTTGTGTTCGATTGTTTCCGTCAATCGCAATATATTTAAATCCTAAATCTTGCCATCGCTTAAAATATACATAATCTAACGTTCCCTCTAAACACAATGCAAGACATTCTTCAATATTAGCAACAACTATTTTAGATGGTGCTTGACCTAAAATTAGAGAAGTTACAAATTTTGTTCTCTGTTTTGGTTCCCAGCAACCGGCTCGGTTAAATGAGAAGTCGAGTGCAACTTTGCTTTTAAAGGTAGACATAAAATCGCTGATTAAAGAATACTCTTTGTTAATACCAACCGTAATATAATTTTGTTTCATAATAAATTTCTCATAAAAAGAGTAAAAATAATTCCCATATAATAAGAATTTGTGTAAATCTTTCAGTAATTCAAACCTCAAGATTAGATACTAGTATAACATAAAGAATGCTCATGTGCGGCATACATGAGCACCATTGCCTTAGAACGGAATTTCTTCTGAAGGTTTAACTTCTTCGGCAACAACCGTTTGTGCCAAAATGGATTCGGTGTTTGCACCTGCATCAACTTTCGTATACAGGTCAAGGAAAGAAGTTTTGGTATCATCATCAAAACGGTTTAGGCACAACTCAATGGCTTTCATTCGATTACCGAACACACCATAAGTTTTAGAAATATGAACCAAGCGGCGAGTAGAAATCACTTCATCAACTCCGCCTTCTACGAAAGTTTTACGAATCACATCTGCCCAAGTAACAAGTTTCTCGGCAAATTCATCATCAGCTTTACCAAATGATATTAATTCTTTTTTGATAATCTTACGCTCAACGGCAACTGGAGGCCAATCTTGTTCATAAGTATTCAAGAATCGTTCAAGGAAGGCTTCGTTAAGAACATTGGTGAACATATAACGACCATCTTCTGAACCTTTACCTTTAGTGTTTGCAGTAGCAACAATGGTAAAACCTTCAGCAGGAACCACATTCTCATTTTTCTTTTTCAGTAAGAATGGTTTGCCTTCTAGTACACGCTGCAAGCAGGAAAGGTTCTGAGCACCGTAATCAATTTCATCAATGCACAATACAGCACCTTGACGAGCAGCAACAGTAACCGGGCCGTCACGCCATTCCATTTGACCGTTAATCAGTACAAAGTTACCGAGTAAATCACTTTCATCGGTTTCAGGTGTCATTGAAACGCAAATAAACTTGCGACCAAGTTTGGCACAAGCTTGCTCAACTGACATTGTTTTGCCGTTGCCTGAATGACCAGTAATGAAAACTGGATAAAATTGCTTTGATGCCACAATTTTAAGCAAGTCATCATAATTGCCAAATGGTACATAATTTTTGTAAACCTTGGGAACCAGATTTTCTGTTTCAAGGTCGGTAACAACATTAGCGATACGATTGCCAACAACTGGTTGGTTTTCTGGTTGTTTTAGCATCTTAATAACCTGTGCTGTCATATCAATTGTAGCTGCGGCAGGCACAGCATTAGAATTTGGTACTCGGTACAAACCACGACCAACTCGGTTTGATTCATCTTTGGTGAACCACGGCACTCCGTAGATACCAATCTCAGAGCAAATCTGTTTAATCTCAGATTTACTCACGGTGTCTTTACCAAGGTTTGTAAGCAAAGCAAAAAACTTCTCACGGACTTCAACTTTAGTAGTACGCATTTAAAACTCCAAATTTCACTAGAACTTCCATTATACAATAAGATAGTACTGCCCGTCAAGGCCTCTGTTGTAAAAATACAACAGTCTAGGCGGCAATACCATCAATGAACCGGTTGACCATCACTCGGTTAACTTGTTTCTTTTTGTTCATTTTCATAAACGCATTTTTCAACTTGTTTGCTGTAACAGTA